CAAGTAGCTCCATACGGAAGGCGTTGTATCAGAGACTATCTATTAAAGCCAGTAGAGATGGAAAGACAAATAGAAAAAGCTGATGGTAGTATTGAAGTAGAGGAAGTTAATATAATGAAACTTCATACTATAAAGTACAGAGCTTTATTGCAGGAGCTTTCAATGTGGTCTGAAGACCTAAATACTGACCGTGTAGATGCTTTAGCTATGTTAATGTTACTAAGAGAAGATAGGCTTAGATTGGCTGGAGATGACGGTGTTAAAAAGAGTATAAGAAAAGACGATGCTACATATTTAGGTAACGATGATTTCTTTAATAGGAATTACAAAAATAAACACAATTAATGTCTTTAGATTAAAAGGAGTTGTTGTTAGCGTTTGTTTTATTTAACTTTGCAAAAATTTAATTTTATGTTAATAGAAAAAAGAACATTTCCGCCACAACAACTGCCTTTTAACAAAAAGACAAAAGAATGGCGAAAGTCCAATATAGAATGGGCTGATAGCATGAGGCTATCTTCTGACGCTGGACTACGTTCTTCTCTAAGGCGAAAGATTATAAATTATGATTTAGTTGCTGGTAAAATCCACATGGATGATATAGCAACAACATTAAACCCTAGTGGTATAGATGCAGGCTTTGTTCCAGATACTGTTCAGCATATGCCTATTATAAATAGCAAGCTTAATGTTCTTTTAGGAGAGGAATATAAAAGAAAGTCTATACCAAGAATCATAGTTACTAATCCAGACGCTATATCAGCTAAGGAGAACGACAAAAAATCCGCTTTAGGCGCTGCTATTCAATCTTGGGTAGAAGCTTCATTTCCTGATGAAGAATCCGCAAATGCAGAACTTGCTAGGTTGGAAGACTACTTTAAATACGAATGGCAAGACATTAGAGAGGTTAGAGCTAATTTCTTATTAAATCATTATTGGAAAGAGTTAAATTTCCCAATGATTTTTAATAATGGATTTATGCATGGTCTTACTGCTGGAGAAGAGATATACGCATGTGACATTGTTGGAGGAGAACCTACACTAGAGGCTTTGGATACAAGGTCTGTTGATTTAATCCAGATGGGTAGCTCTAATAAAATAGAAGATGCAGATATGATTATAATAACTGATTATTGTAGTCCTGGAAAGATAACTGATATTTATTACAGAGATCTCACAAAAGAGGATTGCGCAAAGCTTTATGGAGATATGCTAGGCGCTTCGTCTGACGAAATGCACAATAGGGACGAAAGAGAAACTTTTGTATTTGTTGGAGAAGAGGGAGAAGCAGTACAATCAAGTGAGCTGCTAAATGGCATACAGCTATTTGCATCTGGCGCATCACGATATTATGATGCTTCCACAGATGAATATGGGAACATTAGGCGGCTTAGATTCTTTTGGAAGTCAAGACGCATGGTTAAACTTGTTACTTCATTTGACCCAGAGACTGGTGAGGAAATAACTGAGTTTTACCCAGAAACATATAAAATAAATAAAGACTTAGGAGAATCTGAAAAAACCTTTTGGATAAACGAAGCATGGGAAGGAGTTAAACTAGGAGATGATATATATCCATTTATTAGACCTAGAAAGATACAATATAATAGACTAAGCAACCCAAGCGCATGTCATTTTGGCGTTGTTGGTAGAATTTATACGCAAACGAACAATAGGGCTTATTCGCTAGTTGAAATGATGAAGCCTTACAATTATATGTATAACGTTCTAAATGATAGACTAAATGAGGCTATTGCTGCCAACTGGGGTAGAATATTAAAGCTAGATTTAGCGATGATTCCATCTGGCTGGGATGTAGAGAAATGGATTTATTATGCAAAGAAGAGCAAGATTGCTGTAACGGATAGCTTTAAAGAGGGCAACTACGGTGCTGCAAAAGGGAAGCTTTCTGGTATGATGAATAACAACACCAATGGAGTTTTAGACGCAGAGACTGGCTCTTATATACAAAACCATATTAATTTAATGGAGTTCATTAAAAGCGAGATGGGTGATGTGGCTGGTATATCAAGGCAAAGGGAAGGTCAGACTAGTTCAAGAGAAACTGTTGGTGGTATAGAAAGAGCGACATTGCAGTCATCGCATATAACAGAATGGCTATTTAGTATGCATTCAGACGCTAAAAAAGCTGCTATAGAATGTTTTATAGAAACAGCAAAAATAGCTATGATGGGCGAGTCAAAGAAATTTCAGAATATACTAGACGACTTCTCTATGAATGTTATAAACATTGATGGGGATGAATTTGCAGAATGCGATTACGGATTAGTATATGATGAATCAGATTCTACTGCGCTGCACGCTGATAAGCTTAACACATTAGCGCAAGCTGCAATGCAAAATCAAGCAGTGACATTCTCTACGCTTATAAAGATATATTCTGATACATCAATGCAATCTGTTTCTAGAAGAATAGAAAACGATGAGCAGAAGCTTAATCAGATGAGGCAAGAGGAGGCAAAAGCTAATAGAGAGTCTAACGAACGAATAGCTCAGATGCAATTAGAACAAGTTGATAAAGAATTATCGTTAAGAGACTTAATAAATCAGAGAGATAATCAAACTAAGCTTTTAATAGAAAAGATGAAGCTTGAAGGAGAAGCATCTTTAACAGATAAAGAAAGAGAGCTTTTAAATGAAGACAAAAGACAGTTTGATGAAAAGTCTAAAATAGAAATGAAGAAAGTCGAGACAAAGAATACAAGCAGTAAATAACATCTATGTTTGGGAGACGTAGAAAACCACATTAACAACTATGATACCAAACCACACAGGGATTTGTCTTACTTGTGATATATTAAATAAATACATTGTTCCATTAGCATTAAGCGTTTTAACATTCTATCAGCCAATTATAATATTCCTGGTTTTAGCAACAGGGCTAACCATGGCTGATTGTTATTTCGCATGGAGATTATCAGTAAGAGTTAAGAAGCTAAATAGAAAGAGCAAAGGCAAGCTTTCGTCTTCTAAGATACGTAGAGCGACAAGTAATTTGTTTGAAGCAATGCTTTTAATATTAGCCGCTTATGCAATAGACGAAATAATCATCCCAATAGATGATATGTTTTTAACCAGGGTAGTTACTGGTGCTTATGCCATAAGACAACTTATATCATGTCTTGAAAATGCGAGTTCAGCAAATGGAAGCAAATGGGCTAGATTAGCTCAAAAAATATTAGTAGATAAATCGTCTAGGCATTACGATGTTGATCTAAACGATGAACAAAATGATAAAAAATAAACTTATCATATTTTTAGGCATTGTTGTAGTATCTTTAATAGGATACTCAGCAGTGCTTATTAATAAAAACAAATCTCTAAACAAAGAGATTGAATTATCCAATAACAATATAAGCGCATATAAAGGTATAATAAATAAGAATACAAAAGAAAACGCTATATTGAGATTGGATATAAAACAAATGAAAGAAAGTGGAGATTCAATGATTATGTCTTTAGAAAAAAAGATAAAGTCAATAGAGTCCAAAAACAAACAAGCAACACATGCAAGTACAACAGCTATAACAATAAGGGACTCGTTTTACATACCTCAAGTTATAGACCACTATTTAAAAATAGACACAGTCATTATAAAAGACCGTTTTAATAAAGCCATAATAAAAGCAGACAGCACAGGCGTATTCTTTATACCTGAGTCTTCTGACAACATTTCATTTATTTACTATATAGAAAAAAGTTATAGGGTAAAGCCATTTTTTAAACGATTGATTAAATTCAATTTTAAAAAAGACGAAACATTAAAGTACAAACTAGAGAATCAAAATAAATCGGTTAGAATAGATTCTGTCCGAGTTGTAAAACTAGAAAATTAATATTATGCAATTAAAAGAAATCGAGGCTTTAATGCGTGAAAAGCCATATTTGTTAAACATGGGTGCTGGTAAACTTGCTAAAGTATTTAAGACTACTCAGGATGTTATTAAATTGGCTAAAAGCAACGTTCGATTTGGAGCGGTAAAATTTGATAATAATGAAAAACAAAAGATACTCGTTCTAGACATCGAAACGTCGCCATTAAGGTCTTATATATGGTCTTTATGGAATGACTATAATAACCCAGAGCAATTGCTAAGTGACTTTTTTATTATATGCTGGTCAGCAAAATGGGTTGGCGGAGATATGCATGCTATGGCTGTAGATCCGTTGGATGCAAAAGCAGAGGACGACTCTAAAATCCTACAAGGTCTATGGGCTTTACTAGATGAAGCAGATGTTGTAGTAGGACATAATTCTAGAAAATTTGATATTAAGAAGATAAATACTAGATTTATTTTAGCTGGTATGAAGCCTCCATCACCATACAGGCAGGTTGATACGCTAGAAATAGCTAAACAATCTTTCTCTTTTACATCTAAGAAACTTGATTATCTAGCTCAGTTATTTGGCATTCCAATGAAACATAAGACTGAGTTTTCTTTATGGACTAAATGTTTAGATGGAGATATTGCTGCTTTAAATCAAATGCTTGAGTATAATGTTCATGATGTAGAAATCACTGAACTTGTATACTTAAAATTAAGACCTTGGATGAAATCACATCCAAACATGGGCGTATACAATGTAGATAAGCCACTTAGTTGCAGTTGTTGTGGATCACATGAACTTGTCGCAGAGAAAAAACGTTTCTATTCTAATACTGGAGAATTTACAGTATACAGATGTAAAGACTGTGGAGCAATGTCACGTAGTAGAACAAACAACATTGCAAAAGAAGATAGGAAGTATTTATTGACATCTATACCTAAATAGTAAAAATGGATTAATAAACAAAAACAGATATTAATAACCAGAGATAAAACATTTTTGGTTGTTAATATAAAATGTATTATATTTGCAAAATAAATTAAAATTGGGAGAGAATTATGATTTGGAATGAAGAGAACGGTCTATTTGATGCTTTAGGAAATGGCACAGAAGAAGACATGGATAAACTAGGTGGATTAGAAGACCTAGGTTCAGATAATGATAAAGAAAAAGATAATAATAAATCTGACGAAGGAGACGGCGGCGATGACGAATTATTTGAAAGTCAAGAGGGAGTAGCCGAAGAAGTTGAGCAAGACAAAGATGAGCCAGAAGAAGGTATGGAAGACATAAGTTCTCCCAATTATGCTTCTATAGCGAAGGCTCTTGCCGAAGACGGAGTTTTTGATCTAGACAACGAGTCTCTAGAGTCAGTTAAAAGCGCTGAAGATCTGATTGATTTGTTTAAAAAGCAAATAGATACTCATTTAGATGAAACGCAAAAACGTATTAAATCCGCACTAGAAACTGGGGTGCCAGTGGACGAAGTGCAAGGATACGAAAAAACACTTAATATTCTAAACTCTATTAAAGAAGAGGATATAAATGCGGAGACTGAAGATGGAGAAAATCTAAGACGTCAATTAATTTATCAGGACTATATTAATAGAGGTTTTAAGCCAGAGAGAGCCAAAAAGGAAGCTGATAAATCAGTAGACAATGGTACAGACAAAGAAGACGCATTAGAGGCTTTAGAGAGTAGCAAAGACTACTTTAAATCAGAATATGATGAAATTCTAAAAGAGAAAGAAGAAGAGCATAAGGCGCTTATCCAAAGACACAAGAAAGAAGCAGAGGATTTCAAGAATATGGTATTTAATGAAAGAGAACCTATTGCTGGAATAACTCTGGATAAAAAGATGCAAAATCAAATTTATGAGACCGCAACGAAAGCTGTTGCAAAGGATGAAAATGGTAATCCAATGACAGCTCTGCAAAAATATGCAAAAGAAAATAAGGTCGAATACAATTATAAACTAAATCTACTATACACGCTAACTGATGGTTTTAAAGACATTGGTAAGGTGATAGATAAAGAGGTTAACAAACAATCAAAAAAGAAAATAAGTAATCTTGAAAAGATGCTAAAATCCGATAGCTCAAGCTTTTCTATTGGCGGCAGTAGGTCGTCTAGAGAATCTAATACTAAGCTCCCTGGTGAATTAGATCTTTCGTAATAATAACAATTTTTAAATAATAAAACATGGCTTTAGGAAAATGGCAAATGGTCGGATTCACATCGTGGAAAGGCACATCAAAAGATAATCATATTGGTGCTATCTACAGAAAGAGTCCGCAAAAAGCGAGTGATGTAATGATTCAACTTTTATCTTTGCATTACGGAAAAAATACTGAGGCGTACTTGAAACAGTTCCCAGTTAAATACTTCGATAATGATGATGATTATTTCTGGGAAGTAATTGGTAGCTCAAGGCGTAATATTCCTTTGTTGGAAGCTCGTAGAGAAGATGGATCTATTGTTGCTGCTGGAGACTCAGCAAACGTCGGAGTTGGTGGCTCTCCTTTCTACTTAGTATTCTCAGAAGACTGGTTTGCTGACGGCAATATGATCGTTGGTGAGCTTAATGAAGTTTATCCAATACTTATTAAGGCAGACCCAAAAATGGAGGGTTCTAACGCTGTTTATAAGTGCGAGATGGCTGGTGGCGTAACAGAGGGTATGCCTGCTGGACAACTTGTTCTTGGTAAGCGTTTTAGCGTAGAATATTCTCCTGTAGAAAGAGGCGGTTCTCGTAAGGTTGGTGATGTTAGATTCTCTACTCCTATCTCTATGCGTAATGAGTTTTCTCAGATTCGTATTCAGCATAAGGCAGAGGGCGACATGATTAATAAGAAAGTAGCTGTTGGTATTCCGTTTGTTGATGGAAATGGCAAAAAGGTCGTTTCTAACATGTGGATGTCACACGTAGAGCTTACTCTTGAACAGCAATTCTCAGAGGAAAAATCAAACGTTATTTCGTTTGGTGTTAGCAATAGAAACTCAAATGGTGAATATCTGAATATTGGTAAGAGTGGTAACGTCATTCGTCAAGGTGACGGTCTTCGTGCACAGATGGCTTATGGTAATACAATCTATTACAATAACTTTAGCTTGAAGCTTATTGAGGATGCGCTGACTGAAATCTCTACTACTAAGCTTGGATTTGGTGAAAGACGCTTTATCTTGAAGACTGGCGAAAGAGGTGCTACTCAATTCCATAAGGCAGTATTAGACACTGTTTCTGGATGGAAGGCTATTAGTTTCTTGAACGCTCAGAACCCTGCAATTGTAAGCAAAACTAGTTCTAATCTGCATGATAACGCATTGTCTGCTGGATTCCAGTTTACAGAGTTCAAGGCTCCTAATGGTGTTATCGTAAAGGTTGAGGTAGATCCATTCTATGATGATCCAGTACGTAATAAGATTATGCATCCGAATGGTGGTGTAGCAGAATCATATAGATATGACATCCTTTATATCGGAACAAACTTTGATGCTCCTAATATTCAGTTGGCTAAGATCAAAGATCATGAGGAAGTTCGTGGTATTCAGTGGGGATTGAGAGATCCGTTTACTGGACGCTGGGGTAACGAAAACATGTCTTTTGACGAAGATGCAGCAGTATACCACAGAATGTGGTGGGGTGGAGTATTCATCTTGGACGCAACAAGAACGTTGTCTTTGATTCCTAACTTACTAAGAGGCTAATACGGCTTCTCCTAACTACTTTTTCTAATGTAGTTAGTCTATATAAAAACAAGCGTACTGCACTTTAAAACGGGTGAGGCTAGGCGATTCTAGCCTCTTAATTGCGAGGTAGAGCAGTGGTAGCTCATTAGTCTGATACACTAATGGTCGGTGGTTCGAGTCCACCTCTCGCAACTATCAAATGTGAATATAGCTCAGTTGGTAGAGCAAAGGACTGAAAATCCTTGTGTCAATAGTTCGATTCTATTTGTTCACACAAAATATTTATTAATTAAAATTGGGAGAAAATAATGGTAAAGAAGAAAGAAATTGATGAATTAGACGTTGATTTGTCCATTGATGAAACTATCGAGAAAACTGTGACTAGTGATCTAAAAGAAGTTATTGATGATATAAAGAAAAGCGCTACATCTAATTCCAAAAAGGAAGAATCTCATGATGTTGTAGAGTCTTGCCTGACAAATGAAAGAGTTATTATAAGACCTGTTCTTCGTGAAGATGGTGTTATTAATAACCCTAAACACGTTTATTATGGTGGTATGGCAGCCAATGCCGTTAAAGTGTATTGCGTCCCACGCTTAGAAGGCAGCGGTAACTACGTAAATGTTTTAACCAACAAAGAAAAAGCGTTTCTAGAACAAGCAATGGGTCTTGAGAAAAACGCTTTGTCTATCTATTTAAAGGTTAACAACTATTGGGACAATGTATATATTAGATTAACAAAAGAGGATAACTACTTAGATCTATCTATTCCAGACGATTACATTAAGTATAAAGTACTACTATCTAATAAAGACGCTATTTGCCCTAATATAACAACCCTACAAGAATCGCCAAAGAGGACTTATAAGTTTGTTATAATCAAAGAGAACGAAGAAGTTAGTCTTAAAAACAAAGAGCTTAGCGCAAACATGGAGGCCTATATGAAACTTGGCGAGCTGCAATCAGACATTAAACTTCTTAAATTAATTGTCGAAACAGTTGATGGCAGGCCAATCGCCAAAGAAGATCCAGCGATTGTTCTTGCGGCAGCTCAAAAGGTTATCTCTGCAAATGCTAAACTATTTATAGTAGTAGCAAATGATCCGTATATTAAAACAAAATTGCTTATCAAAGAAGCTGTAGAACAGCGTGTGATTTCAAAAAGAGGAGATTTTTATTACTTGAAAGAAGGTAATATGCCTTTGTGTGCAGACAACGAAGAGCCTACATTGGCTGTTGCTAGTAGGTATCTAAATCTTCCTAAGAACCAGAATTTACGAATCGCCATTATGGCGCAAACTAAAAAGTAAACACAATGAATGTATCTGAATTTTCTCAAGGCTTTGATATTCTGTATAATAACATAAGCAATAACACTGCTCCTGGGCTTGAAGAATTTGAAAAGTCTTTTATACTAACTCAAGCTCAAGAGGAGATTCTTAAAAACCATATTAATCCAGCAGGGAATAAGTACTCTGCTGGCATTGATGGAAATGCTAAGAGGCAAATAGAGTTTTCTGAGTTAATGCAAACTAAGGTATTAAATACAAGTATAAATTCAGGCCAGACGTTATTAGATGAAAGGTCTATTTTGTATGCTGCTCCAAGTGATCTATTTATTCCAGTGAATGAATCTATTACAACTAGATATGGAGGCAAAAGTACTAGATGTAATATAATGCCTATAACGAGTGAAGAGTACGCAAGACTGTCACTAAAACCATATTTTGAGCCACTTAAAAGACAAGTATGGAGAATGTTTAAATACGCAGTGAATAACAGTCAACATAACACGGCTTGCTATTGCGAAATAATACCGCATACTGGTCATACAGTTGTAACTGATTCATATGTTATTAGATATGTAAGAAAGCCAAGACCTATTATACTCTCCGATATATCTTCTTATGGATATACGATAGATGGTTTTTCAGATGTATCTGAATGCGAATTAAATCCTATATTACATTCAGAGATATTATCAAGAGCCGTTGAGTTAGCTAAAGCCTATTATGATGGTAATATAAATATTGTTTCTCAAATAAATCAAAGAAGTGAATAATGGATATTCTTGAATTGTCAAACAGATTTGACGTTAAACTAAATAGCTTTTCATCTTTTGCTGATACGAAGACAAATGAGAATCTATACAATATTAAATTAGACGAATACGA